TTTTTTAGGACAGATTTTCGTACAAATTGACCAGTCTTTGATGGTCGTGCAGCCAAAAAACCAACAGGTATCTATCACCCGTTCCGACGGGCAATCCTTTGTGGAGGTTGGTGAAACTTGGAAAGAAAAGCGCGTGGCCCGTTGGCAACGGACTGATCTCACCATAGTTGTGAAATGCGGTTCCACCGCCTTCATACTTACCAGTATTGAGCGGCACAACCACTGAGATATCCGCGCTCTCGTCGTGGTGCCAAGCACCTTGGCGTTTATCTTTTAGATTGTAATTGGCGATTTGGATGGTCGATGGATCTTTGCAATCTCTTTGCCAGACCGCATTGAATATAGGATTCAAAACAGTTTGGACCACAAACCACATACTTCGATAAAGCTCTGGGACTTGCTCTCTTAGAATAATCTCTGGAATCTGGCGCAGCTCATCTTCTTCATCGTTGGCTGCAAACGAGACTTCTTTCTTCATCATCTCTATTTCTTTCAGCAGCAACTTACAAAACTTTCTGCGGAACAACGGAACCCGGTAGATCTCCGGATGTATTTTCTTTATGACTTTATGCACCGGAGTCTTGCCCATTGACTCTAAACCTTGGGCACCCTTAAATTTTGCAATCTGTGGCAAAGTGTCTTGGACAGCATTGTAGGTCGTGTGATTAACCATCCAATGAGACTGCATACTGAGCAAATAGTTTTTTACTTGGTACATGGCCCAATAGTATAACAAATAAAAAAGAATAATCATTTGTATCTTTGTATTAAAAGTTATAGAATCTCACTACATGATTATAGGATCTAACAATATGGAAAACAGAAAAGAAGGAAAAGAAATTAGGAAAAGCCTAGCGGTGGACCCGGCTACTTACGATCTTTTGCAATCAATCTGTGATATGGAGCAGAGATCTAAAATAAACCAGCTCAAAGTTTTGATTCAAAGAGAACATAAGCGACTGTCAAATTTACCCGAAAATGAATTTGTTTAAAAAAGTGGCAGACATGCCGAAAAAAACCAAATCCGTTCCTCAATCTTACAAGCCTGTGCTCGAAGCCCAAGAAGTCATTGATTTGTTTAGTAGACTGACACTACACCAACAAGCAGCTCTTATGAGGCTCATATCTCGTAATTTAGAGGTTGTTGTGGGTGAGGATAGGTATATGGGTTATGAGCTTGATTATGAGGTTGTAGGCGCAATTATTCGCGCTTCTGAATCCCTAGACTAAAGAACCTAGGCCACCCATTTTTCTCATTGCGATCTCACGATCTCTTTCATCTGGCAAAATAATGGATGATGCCATCTGTGGTGGCGTTAAATCTGTGCTCGGCATATCAAAGATTTGCTGATCTATTTGCGGAACGGAAAAATTTTTCAGAGAAGATTGTAAGTTTGGATCCGGCGGTGGCTCTGTTGTTTGTTCCAATGGGCCAAAACTAGGATCTGCTTGCTCCGCTTTTAAGGCTTCTTGTCGATCTTTCATGGTGTTAAACAATTCACTTACACCTTCAATACCGCCTTTAGCAAAAGTTTGTGTGAGCAAGTAAACACTTGGCTTTATGTTTTGCACACTTTGTTGCAGAACCACTCTCTTTTTCGGATCCACAATATGAGAAATCAATAAATCGATGTAAGCGTCTTTTTGTTGTGCTGCCACTTTTGATGTCAGATCCGTTCCTTGAAACAAAAGCGAAGGAATATTTAATATGGTTTCAGCAATACCACCCGCTTTATTAGCCACCGCTCTGCCGGGTGTTGCGCTACCAATTACAGCTTTTGAACCAGAGGTTACAATTTCATCAATCGCAAAGTTTGAAAAAGTATCAGAGCCCGCTTTCGTTTGAATAGAACCTACAGCTTGTAACATATCAGTCAAATCCATAAATGCGGCCAACTCATCTGGCTCCAAAATGGCCTCCCACATTTTTGCTTTTGTGCCAACGGCTTGATTCTGTGCCAAGGCTTCTTTTGCAAGCCTTACTTCTTCTGGGGACGAAAGCAAACGACCGCTTTTGCTGTATCGCAACATTTGTGTTGGGAAAGCCTTTGTTGGTGACTTGATGCCCAAAGCCCTCAAATAAGCATTGGGTTCAGCCAGTGGATTTGTTTGACTTGTAAGAACATTGTCCCATTGTGTTGACAGCCAAGTGCCTTTTAAGTTTTGCCAAGCAGCCGCACCTTCATCGGTTTTTTGTAAAATATTCTTCAGCTCCGCTACTTCTGGTGGCTTTATGTTTCCAGAAAATAGTTTCTTTGAAAGGCCAGCTGCCTTAGTGCCACCTAAGTCAACCACTTTTGCAAACTGTCCAGCAATGCTTTTTTCTAGTTGTTGTGAGATCCCGGTCGCTTCATTGTATATATCCGTGGCCTGTTTATAAGAAGGGTTGATTTCTCTAAGTCTGCCTTGAACCTTATTTCTGATCTGAGTTACTTCACGTTTTAAAATTGCATCTGCATTGTTGCCCGTAGAAAGACTCGCAAAGACTCTATTAAAATCGTCTTTGAGGCCTAGGTGTAACAGCTCTGTTGTATTCCTTGCCTGTCCGGTGTTGCCGTCGATTAATGCTTTTTCAATCTTTTTGTAAACAGATTTTTTTGCACCCGATACATTTGGATCTGCAAGGACTTTCTGAACATCACCCAAAATGTCGCCAACATCTACCGCAACATCTAAATCATAAGCCTCTTTGTATAATGGGTTTACTCTTTGTTGTAAAACCTCTTTTTCTTTTTTTAAATAAGACTGCAATGCTTTTGCAACATCGATGTCTGCATCAACAAAAGCCTTGCCGAATAAAGCGTCTTTTTCTGCACCTTTAACGTACTTGCCAGTGAGTATTTCATCAAAGAAATTCTCAGCAATGTCTCTGACTCTTTCATTTCGATTCATATAATGCTGCAATAACTTTTCACTGTTCGGCTGACCTTGTAACCATTTTTGAAGCTGGAATCCTTGATTGCCAATCAAACCATCGGCTTCTGCTCTAGTTATGATTATATCGGGGTAATTTTGAGCCAAGTAATCGAGCTTTTCATCGACTGTCTTTCCGCCATTTAAAACAACGTCTTGCAATGCTTCTCTGCCTTCTATGCCTGGAAACTTCTCATATATTCCTTTAAAGGCCTTTGGAATACCTTTAGACGGAATACCGATTGGTAATCCACCGAAAGCGCTCGATACTGATAAATCTTTTATCATGGTGGAGGTATTTAATGGTGGGCCTTCAAATGCCGCAGAGAGTCCAGCTCTTGCTCCGTAAGCTGCGCTTCCACCCGCAGCTGTACCGCCAGCACCACCAGCAACAGCACCAGGTATATTTCCAGCGCCATATCCAGCAATCATGCCAGTAACACCGCCGACAACTTCTGATAAAAACTGGCCAGTCGGCCCAATCTTATCCAAATAATCAGCAGCATCTAAACCAAAAATGCTCTCTTTAAACTCTTTCTTGGCCTTAAAACCATCGTTGGGATCTTTGTAAGATATATCGCCATCGCCATCGACAAAGTAAAACTGCATGGGATCAATGCCCATCTCAACAAGTCCTGGGAATCTTTGTTCAGCCAACCACCTGGTCTTGTAGGTTTCATCATTGGTTAAACCAGATAAAAAAGCATCTGCATATCCAGAGGCTTCCGGATCATCCATGATGATGCCCTCAGTTGTTTTTTCGAGTTCTTCTTTTTCTATTGATTTTTGGAGCGCATCAAATTCTTCTTGCGATATTGTCATATCACTCCACCTTGATTATATCGTCTAAGTTATTGACATCTCCGCCGGGCTTTAAATAATATTTTACGCCACCAATTTCGCTAATCAGTGTGGATCCGTCTGGCACACCTGGAATGTCCTTTGTTCTTTTCTCGGCTCGATCTTTTTTTATTCCATTCATTTTATCTTCCCAAGCACCTCTATCAAAATCTTCTGCTAAACCAGCGCCCTCAAAACCGCCGTCACCGCCTTCGACCATATCTTGTAAAGATTTTGTTTCTTCTCTTGTAAATAAAGGATTGTTTCTTTTCCAGGTTGATGCAAACTTCTCCAACTCAAGCTGTTGTTTTCTTAAACTTATTCCAGAATCATCCAGCTCCATAGACTTATCAATATACTCTTGATAAAACTGTGAATCTCTAACGGCCAATCTTTCAAGCAGCTCTAATTGTTTCATATAACCATCATAGGTTGATCCAAGCGTCGGTGATGCTTGGATAAATAATTTCATTTCCCTGTCAGAAATTGCACCTTTTGTCTGCGATACAATGCCCATGGTGAAACTCATCGACAGCTGATTCAGTGCTTTTTGTGGTGCAATTACTTCTTCGCTTTCTAACCAGTCGCCCATGCCAATTCCGCTTATAAACTCTCTGGCTTGCAAAGTGCCTTTTGCTAACGGACCGAAATCTTCTGGACCAACTTCTTCTGCCAAAAGCCTAGCTTGAGCTACTTGATCCAAACTAGCGTTGGAAGCCTCTGCTTTCTCACCAAATGTCTCTTGGTCTTTAAACATTTGGTTTAAAGCTGCTTTATCAGCATCCGTTTGGCCACCGGGTAAGTTGATTTGTGTGGTTGCTGGCTTTATTTCTCTGGCATTATTGTTTACATATAAACCATTTATTTCTCCCGCATTTTGCACAGTGTCCGAGATCCTTTTTCTTTTTGTAATGGTTTCGCCGTCAACAACTTCATCGTATTCCAAGGTGATGTAATCGACATCTTTATTTGCGGCCTCAATTCTTTTTAGAGCCACTTGATTCAAAAAATCTTCTGCTTTTTGTTCGTCTTGCATGGCGAGCTGAGTAGCCATCATTTGAGTTTCTCGCCTTTGCTGTTCATACATCTTTTCATCGGCTTGTATTTTTTGCGAAATATTGTCAAAACCAACACCCAAACCTTGATAAGCAGATCCAACACCAGTATTTGGTGTCGACAATAAACCTCTGCCCAATTCGCTGGCCACGTCAAATATGTTCATTTTTGGTCTTTGTGGTGCATATTGTGACAATCTTTGCATATATTTTTCATAGCTGGTGTCATAAGTTGGCTGCACAGACGACATTTCATTATAAAGATCTGTATAAGGATCGCTCTTTACAGGAGCAACCTCATTAGGTTCTGCTGTTCGTGGTGTAGGGATTGGATAATTAGCATCTATATATTGTTGAGACAAAACATCAAACTCATCTCCAGGAAGTGTTTTGGCAGCCTCTAATAACTCTTCCAAAGTCATAGCAGAGCTGGCACCACCACCTTCTTGGAATATGTCAATTTGGTCCGGTATTTGTGCCCGTGAGATTGCCATTAACTGCCTCCGCCGCCATATAGATTACCCAGCGCTCCGAAAGTTGATAAACCTACACCCAAACCAGCTTGTAATGGGCTAGGTGGCGGTGCAAATTGTGTATCAGTTTGGAATGTACCAGAAGGGGCCATGCTGACAAACGGCTGCAATGCTTGATATTGAAGCAATGGAGTCATTTGTCTTTGTTGTAAGTTTCTGCGCTGTGCATCCAACATTCTTTGGGCCTGTCCTTGTTGTTGACCGCCCATGCCATATAAAGCTGCAATATCAGAAGCCGAGGCGCCAGCTGCTTGCGCTCCAAGACCTTGTAAGCTAGAACCAAGGCCGAATTGACCGCTGTATCTTTGTTGTCCGATTTGTTGCTCGGTTCCACCGAGTCCACTGAGGGCTCCAGCCAATGCTTGAGATCCACCGAATCCTTGCCCGGCTAAACCAGCCAAACCAGCCGATGCAGCTCTTTCTGCGCCCCTCTGTCTCGCAAATTCACCCAAACCAGTCCTCTGAGCCTCTGAGAAGCCCCTAGATCGTATTCCGCTGACTGCTTCTGCTAATCCCCTTCCGAGCGCTTCTTGGCGCTCTGAGGCGCCCAAACGGGCTCTGGAGCCAAAGGCTGACTCTCCGCCTCTTGCGATATCTCCAGCTCTCGCTGCAACATCGCCTTGTGCTCCCCTTTCCATTATATCGCTGATGGTTTGTTGAACCACGCGATCTTCATACGGATCATAAAATTGTTCGGTCATGCTCGGATCATATCCGCCAATCGTGCCTCTCAAAATGTCGGCAGATTCACCCAATCCTTGTTGTAAAGATCCTACACCGCCTCTTGTGGCCTCTAGTGAACCGATTGCGGCTGTTCGGCCTCTTTGTAATCCTTCTTCCAATGCTTGTGTTCCAGCTCCATAAGCGCCCGCTGCTTCTTGTAAATATGGGTCTTGCATCCCAAGTGACTGTCGTTGCATTTGCATCGCTGCGAGCTGATCTGGGCTGAAACCAGCCACTTTTTCATCAATGACTATAGGGTTGCCTTGATCGTCATAAAAAGTTTTTTCAGCGGCTCTCATGGCTCCGGGTATGAAACCGCCTTTTCCGCCAATACCAAATAACAGTTGCTCAGTTATTGGATCCATTCTTGAAGATGTTTGTCTTACACTAGCAGCAAATGGCGCTGGAGCTCCTCCACCACTTGTAGCTGGCGCTGTTCCTGTTCCTGTTCCTGTTCCTGTTCCTGTTGTTTCTGGAGCAATGTCCGGCGCTGGTGTCGTTTCTGTTGGAGATGTATCAACTGGCGCTGGTGGGCTTACCTGTGGCGCTGGTGGAATTACTTTAGGACCAAAATCTGGTGTAATTGCATGAGCATCTTTCACCGGATCATACAATGGGTGCCCTGGGCCGAAAGGTATTGGAGCCCCTGGTCCTCCATCTCCATCATCAATAATATCTATCAAAGGAGGAGAACCAGGCATAATATTAGGTGGATCAAAAACAGGGCCTATATTGGGTGCGGGATCAACAGAAGGAAGTGTCCCGTCTGGGTTTAATGTGTCGTATTCACTAATTGGTTGCAATGGCTGTGGCGCTGATACTTGTGTCATTTGTTGTTCTTGTCCAATGGGTGCTGCCATCTGTTGTTCTGAAACAATAGGAGTAGTCATCTGTGGTGCGACCATCTGTTGTTCTTGTCCAATGGTTGTAGCCATCTGTGGCGCTGACAGTTGAGCCATTTGTTGTTCTTGTCCAATGGGTAGTGGCATCTGCTCTATGCTAGGTGGTCTTTGCTCTATGCTAGGTGGTCTTTGCTCTATGCTAGGTGGTGGCAGTTCTTGTCCAATGTTTGGCGCTGATAGTTGAGCCATCTGTTGTTCTTGTCCAATGTTTGACGCTGGCATTAATTGAGCCATCTGTTGTTCTTGTCCAATGGGTGCTGCCATTTGTTGTTCTTGTCCAATGGGTGCTGCCATTTGTGGAGCTGCCATCTGTGGAGCAGCCATCTGTGGAAATGATACAGGCGGCAATGGTTGCAATGCAGCCATTTGTTGTTCTTGTTGTCCAAAGGGTTCAGCCATTTGCAATGCAGCCATTTGTTGTTCTTGTCCAATGTTTGACGCTGGCATTAATTGAGCCATTTGTTGTGCGGCCATTTGCGGTAAAAGACCGCTTAAACCACCAGAAAATGTTGGCATTTGCATTTGAAAATCTAAATCATCAAGTTTACTAGGCGCATTAATTCTGTCTGCAACACCTCTAGGTCCTCTGAATGGTCTTGGTGGACTAATTGAAATCCTCGGAGGATTGTTACCCCGTATGGGCGTCATTATATTTGGATCAAAGTTAATTTTTGGTAATGGTCTACGCATTAGCTAGACTCCGCGCCTGTTGAAAAAACATCCATCATTTTGTACATAAGGTCCATTCCTCTTTCTCTGTCTTCTTCAAAACTAGGAACCAAACTGATTATGCCTTTTGGATCCATGGCCATATCATAAGTACCAGCACCTCTGACCGCTTGGCCAGTCATTACAAATTCTCCGTCTGATAGCATTGCGGGTATATCGTCACTGTTTTCTGTGCCCGGACCATTGATGTCGCCATCCATTCTTGGAAACTGACTCGGATCCATGCCTCCACCTTCTTGCATTTGTACAGCTCCGCCTTGGGCAAAAGCCATCACGGGCATATCGGGATTCATCATAATTGTAGGTCCGCCTTTAGCAAATCGCATCACGGGCATATCGGGATTCATCATAATGGTGGGTGAATTAGACATTGCACTGATGCCACCGCCATATCTAAGTCCTGGTGCCATCCCGCCTGTAAGATCTTCAACAGCTCCGCCGTACATCATACCACTTGGTTTTCCTCCAGATAGCTCTGGTATTGTGCCTTCCGGCAATAAACCAAACTCAACAGGATTTGGCGCGGGCTGTCCCATTCTTCTAGCGATCTCAGCTTCAATATTGTATCGTCCAGTTGGGCTCTCCATAACCATAGGTGTCAGAGGTACGCCTTTTTGTTTCTTTGCATCTTCATAAGCCAGCTTACCCAAACCAGCAGCTAAGCCTCCAATTCCAGCCATTTTCGCAAAATTACCAAGTCCACCACCTTGTCCACCGAGGCCTAATAAACCAGCCAAACCGCCTCCACCTTGGCCTTGGCCCATTCCTTGACCACCACCAATGGCTCCAGCAATTCCGCCGCCATAAATATTGCCTTGACCAGTATTGTATTTGGCAAGCTCTTGATCTATCAATGCAACTTGTGCTGCATCTCCAGAAGCCACAGCAGCTTCTCTTGCCTCTTCGAGACTTCTTTTTGCAACTGAGGCTGGATCCGTGCCGGGACCACCCGCATACGTTGATCCGGCTTGTCCAAACGGACCGCCACCGAAAAGACCAGCTTTTGTAGTGAGTGCATCCGCAATACCACCGAAACCACCAGCTGTGCCTCCCGCTATAGAAGATATGCCGGGTATGCCTAATTTAGCTATTCCGCCAGCAACAGTGCTGCCTATTGATCCTAAAGCTCCACCGATGCCAGGTATTTTTGTGGCCAAGCCACCAATGCCGCCTAAAACACCGCCCAATGCTGTGCCAACACCAGGGATGAAAGCAGCTATTGGCGCGACTTTCTTAACGACTTTTTTGATGCCTTTGAATATCTTTTTGAAGAAACCAAACTGTTCTAAGCCTGTTTGTGGGTTTAGACTTGCAATCCCCATGCCGACTACGGCCTCTTCTGGGTTGATATTAAACTCTCTGAATTTTCTTTCTAATGCGCCTTCAAACTGTTCGTCTTCCATGAACTCGGGCGGTATTACTATCTCGCCAGGTCGTAAATGCGCCAATGCTGTGTCTTCTCCGGTTCCAGCTGCTTTGAGCTGTTGTGCCAATGGTGCCATTGGTGCCATTTGTTGAGCTGCGGCTTTGCCAAGCAATTCGTCCAACCTTTGCTTGGTTTCCTCATCCATCTCATCCATGGGATCTTTGTCGCTCGGTAACTTTCCAAAAGGTGTAATCTCTGGAGTGCTGTTAGGATCAAGCGGCAAATTTTCCATGGGTGGTCGGTTTTCCATCATTTCTCTAGTGAGAAGAAAATTATCGACTCTATTATCTGGCATGACGCTCATTCTTCTGGTGCTCTCAGTTGTCATGCTCGGCGCAGACGGAACGGCGCCGCTTGTCATTCTGCTAATTCTTGCTTGTAATTGTTCACTAATTGCCATACTAACTCGTCGTTACTGTGACACTACCTAAACTCATTGTAGCAGATAATCCAGTCAAGTATGTTTGATGTTCATACAGATTTCTAAACTCTGTTCCATCAAAGGCTTGGTGTACCTCTACTGTAGAATTAAATATAATCGCTCCAGTAGCAAATTGCAATTCACTAATTTCTGTTGAATTGTAAGTTTTTATTCTGTCTGGATCGACTGAACCTAAATTAATTTCTAAAATTCTTATTAAACGATTAAAGGTATCGGCCGTTACATTAGCCCCATCTGCAATGGGCAGCCTAGTTGGCAGTAATTTGCTCACCTACCTTCTCCCCGACGGCTGTATGTCTACTCGCGTATTACCCAATCTCCATTTGTAATTTTTTCTATCTGTCTCATCGTTGTCGTCGTCTGATTCAAACCGAAACACAAATTGTCGGCCTCTGGACCTTAAAGATCCGTAAGTGCTGCTCGAAGTAATTTTCGTGGTCGAATTTGTGACAAGTGTTTGATTACTAAAATCTCTTTGTTTTACGACAATATTTATAGCCGGATCTTGACTGGTACCAACATCATTCACAAAAAGAATGTCTGGCAAAACACGTTTTAAAAATGCAAATCTGTCTCCATCCGATATATCAATGTCCGCAGACTCAACGAAAACACCATCCATTGAGCTGGTATCATTGTTGTAGCCTTTTTCATGTTCATAAATGTACTTGGTTGAAGACGCCTCCCCAGCCGACAATGGTTTATTTAATACACCAGCAGCCAGCCAAGCGTATCTTTCCAAAGATCCAATGCTCCAGGAATTTTCTTCGTAGTTGTATATAACGTATCTTGATATTTCGGTTTCATTATCCGTTAAGGACGGATAGAAAAACCAAGCCTCGGAAAATTCTTCGTTGAGGCCAGCAAAACATTTGTAGGCCTGTCCTTCATCTAAATCACTAAAAACATAATCTTGAACAGAGCAAGGTAATTTCTGCACAGAGCCGTTATAAAAGTAAAAACCTTTCTTAGACATGTAAAACACACCTTTTGGTGAATTGACACAGGCTTTTGGACCAATCAATCCAGCGCCTTCATTGATTAAATTCATCGCAAAAGTTAATGGTGGGCCAATAAAGTTCATTGAATATAACGATGTATCGGTCCAAATCAATACCTCTTGTCTTGCTTTTAGACCGCCAACTATTGATGATCCAGAAGACAATCGAAGAGATCCAGCCGTATTTGTAGTCAATGGCTCAAAATCCAATTCGTTTTCTTGGTCACTAAATGCCACCAACATTGGATCAATGGTTCCAGTTCTGGAGCTCCCACTAATTGGATCAGCGCCCAATACTATCAAATGCCTGTCGGTTTCTGAGGTAATCACTTGCAAACCTTGTGTGGGCACCAAGTTTGCACCAGAAACAGAAGACAATTTCACTGCTCTAGTGCCCAATCCGTCATTCTCAACCCAACGATAAATGTCTCCACCACGGGGATTAATAATTAAATTTTCACCAAAATTATCGTGAGTCCACAACCTTAATTGGCTCGTATCAGATATACTTGAAGATGAGCCAAAACCGCCAGCTCCCCAAGTGCCAACACCCCAGCCCGTCGACTCAACATAAACATCTAGGCCAGAATTTACTTGATAAGCTGCATCTGTAGCAGATCCGCCGTTGCCAGAATCACTTGCATTGGCGGTTACTGTATCGCCAGAGGTATCTTTTGCAGTAATTTCATAAGTGTTTGTTCCAGTTACCAAAGTGATTTGGTATTCTTGGTTTAAAACCGCAGCCGTAACAAGACCACCTAATGAAACTGCACTACTAAAGGTTACAAAATCACCATTAACAGCACCATGACTGGCATCGGTAACTGTCAAGGTTGAAGATCCATTGGTTGCAGCGAATGTAGCTGCATTGGTGGTATTTTTGCGAATTGGTGTTACATCGTTATAGGTTCCGCCTTCTTCGATGTAATATTTATTGGTTGTGCCAATGCCTAGATATTTGTTTCCACTAAGAGATATCCATGAGTGCAAAGCTCTAGGAGAGCCAATTATTGTGCCGGATGAGTATTTTTCCCAACCGCCTATCTTCTCGACATTGCCTTTGCGAAAACGAATTTTGTCGCCGTCAACCCAACCGCCTTCGTTTGAGTAATCGGTTTCTTCTTTGTTTATTCCTGGCTTAAAGTTTAATTTGGTCAGAGGCATCGTTAGATTCTAACATATCCTTGTTGACCTTATGCTAAACGAATAATCGCGTTTGAAGCATCTGCGGTTGGAAAGACAACTGTAAAGTCACCAGCTGTCGATGTTTTATCTCCGCCGAAATCAATCGCACAAACTGCTTTGTCTGATTGTGTATCGTTGTAGATTAAACAACCTCTGGCTGTAACTGTTGCATTGCTAAACGTCAAATCTGCAAAATCACAAAAAGCCGTTGTGCTAGATGTGGTTGGCGTGACATTCGTTAAAGCGGATCCGCCAGCTGTATAGTTGGTACCAGTCGCTTGCCCTGTGGTGACATATGCTGTGGTCCCAGCTCCCAAAGTAGCCGAGCTTGTATATAAAGCCAATTTAAAACTGTTTCCACTCGAATTGGTAAAATTGTGTGTTCCAACCAACAATTCTTGTTTGAAACTCGTTGCTATTGCCGATGTAATTGCCATTTAAAGCTCCCTCAATATTTTAGCCATGTCTTCATGGCCCTGTTCTTTTAATAAATTGGCATAAGTTGTGTTCTGTGACTTAATCGCGTTCTTTATTGTATATAAGATTACAGTATAAACTTGGTTTTGAAAAGCACGAGCTTGTTGTTTTATATGATCGGGTGCACTATCTGATATATCACATATTTTTTTTGTGGCCTGTGTAGCCCAAAATTCTGGATCGTGTCCCTTATATTCTGTGGTTGAAACAGAGACATTCCCTAAAACAAAATCACCTTCTACGCTCATATTTATCCTTTGTATGGCTCTGGCGGAACCACGTCTTCATTAATTTTCAAACCAAACTCTTCGAGTTTGTCATTGATTTCGTCAAATGGACCAATAATAAATTTGCCTTCATGTGGCACAGCAACCAAAGGTTTATCAAGCCTATGAAAACCATAAAGTTTTTCTGTGGCTGGAACATTTGAGTCTAAAACTGTAGATCTACCGCTGATTCCTACTAAAATATCAGCGCTCATACACTTGCTGATCCAAAACTCTACACAAGCCCTTCCCGCTTCTGCAAAGTGCATATTCTCTTTGTATGAAAAATCAATGCCATAAAGATCAATTCTGCTAACCTTGTTCCATAAAGCAAATGCGATTGTATAAGCCACAGTCGTATTCAAGTATGCACATTTTGTGTCATTGCATACTTCTTCTACCGGGTATAAGACTGGATTCTTTATTCTGGGATCAAGCTCGCATGTGTAAACTGGCTTTTCAGTTTCATCAAGTAAACGACACATAACCGAAGTTTGTTTCCCGGCATCGTCCGAATCATAAAATCTGCTTGCTGGATCCAGCATAAAAATTCTATCGCATGGGTATGTGGCCGCAGCTGAGTTGATGCACCAAATTTCATCCCATTCTCTTCCGTTTTGCAATCCAATAGCAAAATCAACCTGGGAAATTCCCAAACCGATTATTGCTACTCTTTTGCCTTCTAGTGACTCTATGCGATCCATTAGCTCACATTAGAGCGGACTGAATCGTATCGATACTCGTCGCGTGTGCCACGACCTTCTGAGGTATTTTTCATTCTACCTACCGCCTCCTTAAATCTGCCTTCAAGTTGGGCAACGACATCGGCGGGTTCTTTTAAAAAGATTGCACCTTCCACTAAAGAGCCATACAACAAAGCATCCGGATAATCCGTGGATAAAAATGTTGTACCGCTGTCACTACCATTTGTGAGGGAATTTGGTTTGTTTAAATAATGCAACTCAACAGTATAATCCGCATCCGGTAGCGGAGACACCTCAAAAGCTGCTTCGTCAAATAAAGAGTAATACTTAGGCGTCGCACGAGTCGTGCCCGAAGAATATTCTTTAATAAATGACGGGTGTTTAAAATCTAAGTAATCGTATGTGCTTGAGCTGATAATTGCCAAACTCATCGGCGCATAAAAATCAGTTGGTGTTGCTAAAAAACGATTTCCTGTTGTCAATGTGCCTTGGACATTCTTTCTTTGTTCTGGAAGCTGCACAAAAGAGAATATACGATCCTCAGACTCTTTGATAAATGTCGGTAATTGTGTCGTAAAAGTAGACTCAGAAACCTCAAGATAATCTTGAATCGCTGTCTTTAATGTTGCGTAGGTAAAGCTCATGTCGTTACTGTAACCTCACCAACGCTCGTTGTCACAGAAAATGTGTCTAAAACAGCGCCTAACTTCCCGTCGCCCACATTTGTATAAACCAAAAATTTTGTGTTGTCTTCATCGACGTCCGGTCGTGCATTTCTAATAGCCTGTGGATCATTTGGTGAACTTTTTGGCATAAGCTGTGGATGTTTTGGGCTCCATTGATCTGGTCCTACAAGCAAACCATCCCAAGTTTTTTTCATGTCTTGGAGCTTGTAACGAAAACCAGTTATGTCACAAATTCCGTAAGAGTATTTTCCAGATGCAAAAGCCATTACGCGCTGTTATAACTTCTCAAGTTAGGTGAAATATTAAAAGAAGATCGATCTTCGTCTTGTGCCAAGGCTCTGGCAAATTCGTCTTCATACAAGGCTTTCAACATTTGTGTTCTGTCTGGAGCTTTTTTCAATGATATGTAATAAGCTAGGCCAGCTGCTAAACAAGGATAGAAACGAAACGGCATATCAAGTGTATTGGCCCCAGCATCCGCATCATCCATTCTAGTAAGCACGTTCATATAAATAGTATAGGTGCTGTTTTTATCTGGAGCGGGCCACACAGAAATAGTTGGCGTTAGCTGTTTATTTACAAAAAACTGATTTGGCTTCCCGGTTGTTGATTTTGTGGTTATGTGAGAATACTCCGCTCTACTTAACCTGGACATTGGAAGATCTGTGGCCTCAGATCCAATAGTTTCTCTTATAAATACATCCAAAACATCGATTGCGGCTGTTCCATTGGTGCTGTCAACATTGTATGTGGTTGTATCTTTAACCATGGCCACAGTTTTCTCTTTAATAGACCATTGGTTTAGGCCGCGATTCGACCATTCTGCTAACATTAAATTTAAGCTCCTGGTTGCCGTTTTTAGATCGTAACCAGTTCTAAGCTCAATTCCGCAACGCTCAAATGCCTCTTCGACGTAATCTGCTACATCTAGTTCAAAATTTTTGCTTCCCGAAGTTGCCATAATTACTCTTTTTCAATATCTTCATCTGGAGCGTATAGATTGTCAAATGTTATTATCGGATCTGTATAGCTCTCATGCTGCTCCGCAGAGTGAACCCATTGCGAAGGCGAAAAATCTGGAGCGCCTTCACCAGTTCTCCATAAAGCTGGATTTGTGGCTCTGACTCTATTATTAGGCAGCGCAACAAAATTACCAGTCCAGGGACCAGCATCAGTCAAGTATAGCACATGAGATTGTTTGTGTTGAGCTGGATCATCCGCGATTGAATGTTCGGTATAATCTACTGTAA